GCCCAGTTTAATGTCATTATTATTTAACGTTGTGGCAGGACACGAGAGCTCACGAAGAGCTCTCTAAGTGGACACAGTATCGAAATCGATCTGGGATATCCAAATGTAAGTGAAAACCGGCACCGCTAAGGTTCCGGCCGCACCAATAGTGAACACACCAGGTTTGGAAGGATCAATGAGATGAAATATGGAGTTAACTCCACACCCATCTGCACTAGCCGCGGTTCCTTGTCCTGGGGACTGGAGACCGTTGATAGTGTTACCCGTAAGATTTGTAGTATACGCAACAGTGGGAGGAACGTAGGCCGAAGCCGCGGCGCCTTTCCACATGATGGAGAGTATATACTTACCGGGGGATCCGGCAGGTATAGTGACCGTAGTGGATGTCAAAATAACACCCATAGAATTACTACAAGTCAGAGCAGTATTGGTTCCCAAAGGATCCGCTGCGGTGACACCACTCCTGAAGACAATGAAGGATGTAACATCAACTCCAATAGCCCCACCAAGAATCGGTTTTCGAAGAGCAACCTCATAGGAGGCCCAAAGCTCGCCGACCACCGAAGCGGCCTGAGAACCCACAGAGGCAACAGACAGTCGACCCAGGTCATAGAACTTAATGTCATCATTAGACGCCAAAGCGCCTGTTCTGACATACTGAATGTCCATAGGACACTCAGCAGGGGAGCACTCAACAGGCATGAAGAAAGAGTCTGCGGGCTTAGAGTCCGCTGACCACATCTCATTCAAAATCTGTTGCTTCGTCGTAAACGAAGGAGCTCCAGCTCGGTACTGTATCGCCATAGCAATAGTTCCCAGAGCTGTGTTGGTGCTGTTGAGAGCGTCGGCCGAAGTCGACTTGAACTCAAACACCAATCCCTTAAAGTTGAATTCCTGAAAGTTGGCTGCAATAGAAGACAAGAACGGGAAAGTCCCTGTCAGCCCAGGATTTAACGAGAACTCAGTATTGACAAAGCCAACTGAGGAGTTTATGTCCTGGATGTATTCTCTGTGTCTTACGGTAACTGACTCATTGTTGGAGTGCATAACGGGACACTGATCGGAGGTGCTCCAAAGAGAGTTCTTACTCATCTTATAAGCACCAGATCCAAATATCTTACCAATGCCGGACCCTAACCAGGACCCGACATCGTTTCCAATACCGGAGTTTCCAAAGAAACTTCCGATCCTTCCGCCGACTTTACCTCCGACGGACGCAAAAGGAGAAGTGTTAACATGCATTGCTGCAAGTTTCCTCTGTAAGGCGGCCACCTGAGTGGCTGCACCTCCATTAGATTTCTTCTTCTGCTTGGTTCCGGCTCTCACAGGGGCCGGACGCCTGCGACGTACACGTTTTCGAACCATAGCTCTCCAACGCGCCGTCCACACCGCCTAATCGTCAAGGAAACCTGAGCCCTCTATAAGAGGTATCAGGGCTTCTCTGTGAGGGGAGTTTCTCATGTCGTCGAGCCACTGCACAAACAGCAACTGGCGATCGAAAATCCCATTCTCATGAGAGAGCAACTTGACGAACATTTTCCAGACATTAGTGGGACTGCCTGAGGGGTACTCTGTTGAACAAAACTCGAAAGTAGTGCCCACCGGTTTGAAGACTTTGAGCAAATGCCCATGGCCCTCAACCGTTTCCTTGAAACCCTTGACATCTTCGGCGAGGAAATCGTCTCCCATGGCGATGCACCAATTGGCGCCCGCCAAAACGGAATTCAATTTAACCACCCGGGAATTCGTCGAGCTAGTGTTATACCAACCCGATATCATTATCCCCGGTATAAGTTGCGCATACATGTCACCGTTAGATAACACGAAGACAGAGTGTGCGACGCAATAGAATCTATTACGAATCAAGCGTGCAGCTTCTCCATCAGGATTGAGTTTATACAGCTTCACCCGCATCTCTGCGTCAGCCATAAGTTCCCATCCTTGCGTTGTCCAATCCCATGAGGAGTAATCGCCCTCGGCCAAAGCTTTGGTGATCTTCTCCAACATTACCTGGTCATGAACCAACTGTATCATTTCGTCGGTGAAACCTATCCCTGGCTTGGACGGTATAGCCTGCCAGTTATCGATTTCGATGTCGTTTTGCTCCGCGAAGAGCAACCTGTCTATTAACTCATCTACAAGACTCATATTCCCAATAAAACGCAAGAAACCCTCCTGTAGCTTGGATTCCTTGTGGGGCTCATTCTTAATGAAGAGCCTTATGGGGTCACAGTACCCATCCTCAAGAAGTTGTTGAGGAGTGGGTGCTTCAAGTGACAGGTCATGAGATCGCAATAATCGCAATCGTCGATTAACCGTATCAAATAGCTCCGATCGATACCTTCGATAGACATGGTCCTTATCTGGCCCAAAAGCGCGGTAAGGGATGCCAGGATCTGCGTCAGATTTGACGCGGCGGGTAGATATAAAATCGAGGAGACAATGCACGAATTCAGTGCAGGGATCGCTTCCTGGTCGTTCCTCAAGAGCGCTAAGATAGCGAGGTAAGGACGACTCTGGATAGCATGCACATACCTTCTCAATTGACTCCGAGAGAGCTGCTTTGCTAGGTTGTTCACCAGAGCTAAATCTGGAGATGTGCTTACGTAGCGACTGGAATTCTGAGGCGTGCGACCTGGTGGGGTAATCCCACTTTGCCGCTCCCTCTGGGAGGATTCCAGCTTCTTTAAGCGTTCGCAAATACTTGGAAGTGCGAGGTCGAGGCTTTCCGAAGCTACGGATTTCACATGTTCCGATGTAGGCAAGTTTTCCTTCAAACTCGGAGGGGGAGTCCGTTACTGGACTAAGACCTTCGGCTTTCTGGAACGCTGCCTCTTCTTCTTCTCTTTGGGCACAGTAGTCGTAACCGGCTGCTTGATGGAAGAAGGAGCCACAGCCTTCTGTTTCTGGCTCCCTTTGTGAAAAAGGTTGACCGCTTTATCAATCGATGACTCAAGACGATTAAGCCGAGTCTCCATGATATCGTGGTCTTTGATGAGATCTAGACGCAATTCCTGGAGTGCTTTGGTGAGGGGATACTTCTCCCCACCGTAGTGAATCTCCTTGAGGAAACCAGCTCCGAACTTATTAAGAGCGGCATCATTCGTAAGATTGTGCTCGCTAGAAACACCCGGAGGAGTGGTTCCCCGCGTCACTCGCTTTCCGTCGTCGTTGAACTCAGAACATTCAATTGGAGCGGCAGAGAGGATCGGGCGCCCTGAGTGCTCTCCATAAAGGAAAGCCTCAAGGACGTCATCTTCGCCATTGTAAAACTTCACATTGGGTTGCTTACTCTTTTCAGAGTCAGCTGTCAGAGGACCGACTGCTCTCACAGGAGACGGCAAGGAAGCTGCCACCTGAGGGATAGTCTGGTCTTCAACAGAGGGCTCAATGACGGTTAAATGAGCTTCTCGATCGTATAGACCCTTGGTCAATCTACGATAGTCATCAAAGGCATTTAATTCGTCAGCCCATGAAACGAACTCATCCCGTGAATTAGCGACATAAAAGTCCCTTTCTGCGGCACGAAGCTGTTTCTTGGTCAATCCGGCTACCGGGTCGAGATCATTCTCGTCCCAATAATCGAACTGTTGAGCTGGCTCTTCATCGAAATCACGTTCACGTTCCCGCCATGCTTTCTTGTCACGCCTATCACCGGTTTCCCGAAGAGGACGTTCCCAGAAGGCAACGGTGCCGTAATTGACACCAAAAGCGGAGCGGTACCCACAATGAATACCTATGACGATCCCTCCTCTCGCTATAAGCGGAGTACCGGACCACCCAGGCTTTGTGGATGCCACGTGAGTGAATTCAAACACATTCGTCGACGGTGTAATGGTTCCAATGGTTTGGGAATACTTTCCCTCATCATTGAACCCATAAAGCGTAGCTACCTTAGCATAGTCACAGAGCTGTACTCTAAGAGCTTTCACTCCAAGCTTGCTCCATACAACTGTAGATACATCTAAGATTATGACATCTCTGTCAATCTCAGAGGAATACAGCCTAACAGAAACATCACCCAGGGGAACTGAAACACCTTGGTGCTCCATATAAACTTTTCCTGATGCCAACATCGCGAGATACACGTGAGCCGCTGTCAGGAGAGCCGTAGAGCCCCTGAATTTAATCCTGCTACCCATACCAATAACCTCACCAGCATCATCTCTGAGAGATACGATTCCAGCAGTGGAACCATTAACTCCTTCGAGAGCTATAAAGCGAGAGCCGGGCTGTGACAT